GTGTCGTATAGGGAACCTGATAAATGTTTGGTTGTCTTGCTTGTGCGATATAAGGTTGTTGTCCACTTACAGGACTTCTATAAGTTGCAGGCTGTCTGTTTTGATATGTAAACGGAGTCTGACTATTTACAGGACTTCTATAAGTTCCAGGCTGTCTTGACTGATATGTTCCAGGCTGTCTTGCCTGTGCAATATATGGATACGTTACTTGCCCTTGTCTAGAATATGTAAATGGTAATCGTCCCTGTCTTACATATATGCCTGGCTGTCTCGCTTGACCAATAGACGGTTGTTGTCCAGCTACAGGACTTCTATAAGTTCCAGGCTGCCTTGCTTGTGCGATATAAGGTGTCTGACTATTTACAGGACTTCTATAAGTTCCAGGCTGTCTCGCATTACCAATAGACGGTTGTTGACCACTTACAGGGTTTCTGTAAGTGTTAGGTTGTCTCGCATTACCAATAGAAGGTTGCTGTCCAATTGCAGGGTATGGATATGGTTGTTGTCCTATAGGCATTACGCTACCCCCAAATAGTCTACTTGTTTTGCTTGTTTGACTTCATATTTATAGTTATTACTCCAATTATTTGGGTGCGACTCTTTTAAACTCTTAATATGATTTTTCGGGAATACATAACATACGTCCATGTTCCAAGCTATAATACTTTTACGTTCATTCGTTTCCATTTTAGGGGCACGGTGTAATAACCAAGAAGGGAATATAAGCATATCTCCTTCCTCAGCTTTAGGTTGTATAATTTCTTGCGTTTCAGGATTCAAAAATTCTGTAATATACTTTTGATTTGGTACTTCTATAAAATATACTGCTGACCATTGACACCATTGATGATTATCCCAACTGATATAATCTGATTGAAACATTTGGTGATACCACATATGCATAATATTAAATTTATATTCTAAACCAGTAATTTCTGGCTGTATATGAAACCTTGCGTGGTCATGAAATTTATTCTCTACAGCATCTAAGAACATTTTCTTATATTCTATATGAGGATACCCCTTTACATTCATATCCCATTCATCAATATCTCCACTACCACCAGTATAATCATTAATTGAGTCTTGGTATTGCCAACCTGTTGGTAAGATAGGGGAAGAAGGGTGGTTATGCCCATCAAATTTAGTAATTCCTAAATTATAATCTTGATTACCAATTTGAGTAGGTAAAGCGTCAAAGAAATCTAAAAGACTCTTATTAAGTTCTTTATGATTATCAATCGTATATTTGTATATTAAATTATTCATGTTAACCTAGTAAAGCAAAGTACAAAGATGCACCATTACTATTCGGAATATAAATCGGGCTGCCTACAATGGCACCTTGAGATGCCCCAGTATGATGAATACCGCCAGTAACAGTAAAATCTGTGGTTCTTGTTAATGTAGTATAATTTGAAGAACTTGACCCGATCCGACAAGTTGTCCAGTTAGTGTTAAGACTACTCCAAGATAATTTTAATCCACCACCGTCACGATGAGAATAAACAGTTAAACCATCTCCATCTAGACTCAAAGCTGGAGACATATTTGTTGCTTGAAAATAAACACTAATCTTTCCGCCAGGTTCATATCTAGTAACATCTCCATTCGAAGTGAATGTGTAAATGTAAGGTTGTGTCCCTGTTGCTTGATAGGTAAATGGCGACCTGTGATTATATGTAAATGGAGTCTGACTATTTACAGGACTTCTATAAGTGAACGGAGTCCTGTGATTATATGTAAATGGAGTCTGACTATTTACAGGATTTCTATAAGTTCCAGGCTGTCTTGCCTGATAGTTAAACGGAGTCTGACTATTTACAGGATTTCTATAAGTGAACGGAGTCCTGTGTTGATAGGTAAATGGAGTCTGACTATTCGCATTGTAAGGATACGGTTGTTGGTCGCTAGCAGCATACGGATACGTTGCTTGAGCTTGTCGTGCATATGTAAATGGAGTCTGACTATTAGCAATATATGGAGACTGACTGTTTACAGGATTTCTGTAAGTGTTAGGTTGTCTTGCGTTTGCGATATAAGGTGTCTGACTATTTACAGGATTTCTATAAGTGAACGGTGACCTGTGAGCGTAAGTGAACGGAGACTGCTGACTTGCATTTCCTTGTGCATCATATTGTGCAGTAATAGGAGCAGTTCCAATCGCAGGTTGTCTCGCAATATACTGTTGTTGAAAACTAGTACCAGTGTTTATAAATATTTCTTTAGACATAACATAATCTTATATGACGAACCATAAGTGTCCTGTCGCAGTACTACCAACACCGCCTGGTGCTGAATTTACAGTTTCGTAATCGAGTTCAATTTTTCCACTGTCAATAGTTAGTCCGTTTGCATGGTCTGTTTTTATTACTCCACTAGAACTGTTATAATCTATACCGTCTCCACCTGACAATGCGCCTCTAGCATCTGCTTGTGTAAATGTTGCAGCTGGGTTTGAGTTTGTCCATGAACCGCCTCCTACAGTAGTCCAAGATAATACTTGTCCCGAAGAGGGTGTTGCACTTGCACTTACGTTTGCTAAATTCTGAAGACTGTGTCCAGTTATAGCTGCAGTTGTCGAAGAAGTTGTCGCATTACCTGTTAAGGCACCAACGAATGTTGTTGAGGTTACACTGGTCAGACCTGTAAAAGTTGTCGCAGTAGCACCCAAAGCAACTGTAGTTGAACCTATAGTAACGTCATCGTTTGCTAATCCGCTGTTTGGTATATTTTGAAAAGTGTTATTCGAACCACTCAGTGTTTTATTGGTCACTGTTTGAGTAGAGTTTAAGTAAACACCATTTGTTACCGTGTCTGCATTACCGTTTAAGTCTCCAACAAATCGTCCACTTCCACTTGTAGTGACACTCTTATTGTTTGCAAATAACATATCACCTTCTGAGTATGTCTTACCTGCAAGTTGAATAGTGTATCCACTTTGTAGTTCTACTGTTTGGTTGGGAGAACCATCTCCATTTAAAATAATACCTGCATCATTAAGGTTATAAATTGTTTCAGCAGCTGTTTCTGTCCAGTGTCCACCACCACCAGCAGTACCATCAGAAGTCCCTAAGTATGAACCAGTAAATGCATAGACAATAACAATATCACCTGCACTCGCAGCTGCAGTCAAAACCATATTTGTATAATTTCCTGCAGTATCAGCACCAGTAATGTTAAAGTTTGTTCCTTCTATTAAATGAACACCATTTTTAAATACTTGAAGTCTATCTTTTCTTAATTTAAGGTGGTTTCCTGCACTATCAGCACCAGTAAATGTTGTTTGAGCTGCAGTTGCAGTATAAACAAACTCTTGAAAGAAGAATGCTTTATCTTCTAAACTATTAAGTGCATCAATTACTGTTGCAGTATTAGTTGTTCGTAGGCCAGTCTTGTCCCCTACATCTATTGCAAGTTCGTTGTACTTCTTTCTGAAGTCTTCTATTGTACTGAATTGGTCTACTGTTTTAGCCATTTACCTTCTCTATTAATGTATGTAATAAATTTTTAATTTCACTTACTTCATCCTTTAATGTATTTATCTCGTTCTTCTGAACCTTAAATGTTTCTCTTCTTCTTTTATGTAGTTCATAAGAACTCATATCGTTACTTACTATTGCAGTTGAACTCTCATCTCTAAGTAAATTTGAGTGTCCCTCTACTTGAATATACCGAGTCTTAACTGTTGCCATTATGCAATCGCAATACACCTAAGTGCAGATACCATTGGTACTACTGATGTATTTGTTCCTTGTCCTACTATTTTAATTGAGAATGCACTGAACTCGTTTAAGTCGTCTGTAGTGAACTCATATTCTTTAAAGTTTCTCGCATCTGCTTCTGTTGTTGTATCAGGAGCACCTGTAGTGTTGAAATACTTCCAACCCAAATCATCAAACGGTGTTTCGTCATCATTATTAAGAACTTTATATAAAACTTTTAATTCTGTTGTTGGTGGTCTAAAGAAGTCTGCTGTTACTCTCAGTCCTTGTGCAGGAGTCTTTAAAGACACTTTTCTAGTGATGTATGTCATAACATTACTATCACCGTCAGGTTGCGTAGAATCGATATATGTGGTTCCTGTAGGTACATCTGAAGAACTATCAATATTATTGATTCTGTTCATAATACCTAAACCACCAATTGTTGCAACATCTATAACAGGTGATATATTAGGATTATTGGAATATAATTGCAGTCCAACTTCAAATGATTTAACACCACTCATGTTGTTCGTTTCATTAATTGGTGATGCAATCACACTTGGGTGCGAGAACCATGAGTTATCATTTAACGTAATGGGTTTTGATGTAGTGCCTTTAGTGTAAACTGTTCCACTTATAGAACCTTCAGGTGAATACATTGGAGTAGTTTTAACTGTTGCACTTATCTTAGTTCCTTGTGCAGAAATATTAGGTATCATTGTGTGTAGTGTATCAAAGTAAAAATCTCTTGTTGCTGTAACACCACCAACAACTATTTGTTGATTGTAAGTGGCACTGTCAGAATCATCATCTTTAGCCCATTCCCTTTCTCCACCACCTACTGTTGATGCAGTTGCAGTGTAACCAGTTTTAAAGTTGTATGCAGACAATGAAGGAGTTACGCAGAATGTATCTATTCCGATATTCTTCAATGCATTGAATGATGCGTTTATAGCGTCAACTGGCATTCCACCTAGTGTATCACCAACTGAATTTATTGCAACAGCTAAATCACAAGCACCATTATAGTTTGTACATACTGCGTTGTTATCAGTTGTTTTGTATCCTGAGCCAGGATTTGTGATTTTTGTTACAATAGATGAACCTGAACTTGATACTACAATTTCAACCGTCATACCCGAACCTGATCCACCTGTAACTGCAGGAGTATATGTTCCGTCTGCAGGAGTTCCGCCACTGTTTGTTGCAGTTATTGTTAATACTGAACCTGTAGTGTCCCCTTTTACATTTGCAATTGTAGTGCTTGAACTAGTGTGATACATACCGTGTGAGTAAGCATAAACTTTAACATAGTCTTGACCTGAGAATGTTTGTATTGGATTATCTTGTATTATCTGAGTAGGTATGGCCGCATTGTCAAAAGAGACATAAGGAATCTTAGTTGTATCAAATACACATCGTTTCAAATGGAATTTTAAGTCGTCTGTTTGTTCTGCAGTCCATGTACTGTTATTTTGTGATTTAAACAATGAACCTGCGTATGGTTGTTCTGCGATTGTTTGTCCTGTTGCAAGGTCTTTCTCACCCATTCTTGATACAAAACAGTTGTACGAATCTGAGTTAGTGTAAACTACGAAACAATACTCGACCCCATCGTCCAAGTATACAGGTGATTCGAAAGTAAATGTTGTTGCAGTTGAACCATCTGTTGAAGTGTTGACATCAGCAGGATTCTTTGTTATAGTAGAGAATGGTACTACTACATTTGCAGGATAACCATTATGCATTGTTCTGATTTCTACAGAAACAGGCAAGGTGTCATCTTTAGTTTGGAAGTATAAGTCTACTGAAGACATAAACATACCACCAGTTGAATCTATTAAGAATGATTGTGCAAGTGGGTCTCTCCAACCTCTCATTTCTCTGAAATCCATCCATCTATCAGGTTCCCATAAATCCATTTCATCAAGAGCTCTGCCTGGGCCACTAGGTGGGGCAGGCGGGAACCCACCACCTGTAACTGGATCAGGTTCCGTTGTATCAACTGGAATTGGTGGTGCATCTTCGTCTACTGGGTTTACGTTTATTGATTCCCCTCTTGAAATTATGTCTCTTTGTTCATTCATTTGTTCGTAAACAACTCTACCATTTCTTGTAGAAGTAATTTCGGTTTGAGACGATTGCAATAGTCCTTGTGCTTGATAAACTTCAGCACAAGCAGATGCAGGGTTAGGTAAGTTATAAAAACTTGAAGTTACTCTCATTTCTCTCATACCAGTTGCAAAGCTTTGCGTAGGATTATTAGGTAATTCAAAGTATGCTCTTATTCTACCTGCTCCATCTGTTTTACAATGTGAACCAACTGAGGTTCCATTGTCTTGTGAATATGTTGTACTGAAAGGTCTAACATATGCATTTACATCTATACTATCAAAGAAGAAGTAATGGTTTGTGTTTGGTTTTAAGTTTTCACCGTCAAGTGTAATTGTTCTTGCTCTACAGAAAGGAATAAGAGTAACACTTACTATTCTATCCCCTCTAGTTTCAACAAAGTCCTCTACGACACTTGTTGTTACACCTGTTCTTGTTTGTGTTTCTACAGTTTCAGTAATCTCTCTAGTTACTTCTTCACCTGCTTGCCACTCACCACCTTGTGTTGGGTCTCCTGACCAAGAACCATTTGAAGTTGACTGAACTTCAGTTGATACTACAGTAGGTTCTCCGACCCATGTTGTTTGCCATGCGTTCCAAACTGTTCCTAATGAATTTTCTACTGTAGACTTAATTGCATCAAAGTTACCTTCTCTGTTAATTCTTACTTCAGGAAGTTGTGTAGTGTCATGCCATATATCTGTTGCAGGCGATAACTTAAGTGAACCCATGAATGAGAATACACTATAAGGGTTAACATTACTTATTCTAGAAGCTTTATCTGCGTGTACAAAGGTTGATTCTGTATATGGTAGTGTAATTAAATCACCAGTCTTCTGATAACTGGTAGAAGAAGAAGTGTTTAACTCAATGTCAAAGAATGATTGATAAGATTGTGGTCTCATTGCACCCGCTTTAACATCTATCGCACATTCGTAATCAGGGTGGGTTACATCACCAACCCTATGTCCTCTGAAGTTATCCACTAGGAAACCTGATTTAAATCTATCAAATCCGTCTCCATCTAAAATCTGTTTTGTTTGAGTGTCTCTTTCTAGTAAAGATAGAGAAGTAACTCTTTCTAGGTTAGTAACCCTGTTATTAATTCTACCAATATCACTCATGGTAAATCTACGGTGGTCTTTAGACCTAATTCTTATGTTCTTTAAATTCTTTGTGAAAGGTGGAATGTAAAGGTCAAACATTTCAATACTGTCATCGACTGATTTTGGTTTAGTTGGTGATAATGCAGGTGTTCCTTCCGATATTTGGAACTTACCTGATTTATGTAAGAACACTTTATCATATCTACCAACGTAGAATGATATATCACCCACCACACTTGACCCTGATACTGGCATATCGTTTGTGTTTGTATTAGTCTCAGCAATACCTGTTCTTGCACCTAAGAAACTTCTACCTGTAGTATACCCGAATGGTGAGTAAACAGCACCGTTAGTGCTATGTGATAGGTCTACTGGGTTTGTTACGTCTTGTGCGTTGTTAGAACCAAAAGTAGTTGTTCCAATAATTTGTCCTACAACTGGTCTAAAGTCAACACAATCTGAAAGTTCAAATGTTCCATCAGGTTCTAAACCACCTAAGTCCACTCTACTTGGTGAATATACTGGTATATCTTTATATTCTATCGCATTATATGAAGATACATCAAAGTAATCTCCTGCACCTGAAGGTGTGAAATAATCAAATACTATTAGAATTTTATTATTTGGTTTTGGAGCTCCAGTCTTTAATGTTAATTTCCCAATGTCATAGTATCCGTCTCTTTGACCATTGTCAAAGAAGTATCTTGACATAATATTTTGTCCACCTGCAGTTACATTACTTAATGTTGCAATTGCATTTGAAGTCTGACCAACCACATTTTCAGTATTTACTAATGTTCCTGAGATATAGTAGAAGTATGTTGTTCCACCAGTTGCAATAATAATTGCGTGTGCGTTAGAAGTTTGACCTATAACAGTTTCATAGTTTACAAAAGAACCTGAAGAAACTGTAAATGTTGCACTTGGTGGTAATGGTGTAGTTGCACCACCTGTTGCTTCATAAATTCCTCGAATCTTATGTACGTCTGCAACACCTAGTGATATTTCTTCATCGTCATATGCAGTTCCGTAGTATCCATTGGCAACCCTATTACTTTCTACTCCAAGACATCTTGCACTTCTTAATGTCTTACTTCTTGAAACTGGGTCTACAACATTTGCAGTATATGTAATCTTAAGAACTGCATCATTATTGTTTACGTTTATATTACTAACTGCTAATGTTTGACCTGAACCACCACCTGAACCACTTACGTTTGTGGTCATATCTTCTATGTTTAGAAGGTCTCCTTTAGAGAAACTTCCACCAGCTTTCTCTTCTGCAACTGCGATTGTAAAGTTATCAGTATTTAAAGCAGCAAAAGTTCCGTTACTAATTGAAATTGAGAAAGCACCTGAACCAATCTCTACAGTTGTTTGTCTTCTTATTTGTATTGATTCACCATTGTGGGTTTTAACCCAATCTCTTGGCCATGATGCAATTGCAGCTGTTTGGTCTTGATTGAATACTCTTACCCTTCTTCGTGTACAATTTGCGTTGGTAAGGTTATTACCAGTTCCACCAATAGTAGCGGCTATATCACTTGTTATTGATGCAACCACTCTTTCAACAGGCGGAACTGCCCCATCCATAATGATGTCGCCTTCTTTAAGTTGTGTAGTAAATTTTGTTCCGAAACCTGTAAGAGCAGTATTACCAGTAATAGTACAACTACCTGTTAGTGTATTGTCTTGGTCTGCATAAATGTCTGCAGTAAAGATTTCTCTTGCACCATTAAGAGGTGTTTGTGTAACTGACCTTGCACGGTCAATATTATATGTTCTAACTGCAGTAACGTTTGCGATTACAGCAGTATCGTTTTTTCCGACTGCTGATATAGCATCTGCAGCTGTAAATGTTCCTACAACGTCATGAACTAATATAGATGCAGCTCCAGCGGAAGCTGCAACTGCGACTATCCCTGTTGCACCTGAAATAGAACCTACAACCTTATCACCTACAGCAAAAGCTGCAGTTGCAGTTGTACCTGTAATCTTTGTAAACATCTTAATATCGAAAAGGTACAGTTGGTGTCTAGATGCATCAGTATAAATTCCTGAAGAAGATGTACCAGTATCTAAATCGATATTTCTTACTCTTGCAAGTCCAATCTGACCTGAAGTAGGTTTAGTTCCACCTACAGGACTGGTCACTGGAATTGTAGAATCCCATATCTCTATTGGTTTAAATGGTTCAGTACTATCTTCTCCACCCTCATTTCCAAACTCAGGAAGTGAGTGTGCATTTTTAATCTTAATGTAATTACCTATTCTAACAGGAGTATTTGCGTTGTCTAAGCTTGTTGCATCTCTTGCTTTCTTAAATGCAATTGTTGATGTTCCAACTTTATCAATCTCATATCCTTTAACATATGCTTTACCTGGCGACACTTGCATAACAAATCTATCTTCAGTTCCACCATTTACTTTAGTGTAGAAACCTCTGTTTGTAGTGTCGTCTAAGTGTTCTCTTAAACTATGCGTGAATTGTTGTGTAACGAAATCACCACTCGCATCGAATGTTCTTCGTGCCATTGTGTTTTCGATTGCACCGTAAATTGGTTTGTTGATTGCGATTTCAATAATACCTTTATTGACTCGAATCAATTCAACGAAATCTGTATCGTCTGTAGTAGTAAGTGAGTACTTACTTAATGCTAACTCTATTTTTAATCTATCTGCACCTGAAGAGTTCTCGTTTGAAGTACCTTGTGAATTATCTAATAGAGAAGTATCAGATACTTCACTGATTAGTGATTCTTTAATAGTAAGACCTATTCTATATGAAGGAGCTCCTGAATATTTTTCTAAGATAAGTTCTTGTGCTGGAACCTTGATAAAGAATCCTCTTATGAATATAATACCTTCTTTGATATTTGCAACAGAACCTAAACCATTTGGGTTGTCTGCATCTGTTTTTGCTTTAACTTCGAACTCATTTTTATTTGCTGTAACAACACTAGGTGTTCCAGTTGCACCCAAAGTAACCTCTTGTATTTCTTCTACAGGTGTAAATGTGAATGAGTTTTTAGTATCTGTTCCTTGTCTTACATATTTTACAAAAAGAGTAAGTGCATCATCTGAAGTTTCTGCAGACGTTGTCATAACTTGTGCAACAACACCTGAAGTTTTTCCTTGATAATATTTTCCTACTGATGCAGTTCTATATGTTTCTGAGTTTGCATCACCTTCGGCATTTGGGTTTGCAGATTTAACCTTTACATAATAGAGTTCTAAATCAAGTCCTGATTGACAACCTTGAACAATAGACCCTTCTTTGAATATATGGTCTCCAAATCTTTCGATTTGGTTTTGAAGGATAGATTGGGATTGTATTAATTCACGAGACTGTAACGGTCTACCTGAACGATATAATACCTTATGGAAGTTCTTGTCTTCCGAAAAATCGTCATAATAGGGGGATACATTTAAATCTGTCTTTTCAGTCATATTCCTTAACTCTAAATTTTAGTTAACAGGGGATTTACTCCCCTATAATTACATTTCAATGATTAACTTAATGTCTTCGATTTGGTCTGCCGCTCTTGTTACTGCACCCCTATTCTCGATATACATTATCTGTCCTGAATTTTTTACTAATTCAGGGAAGGCTGCATTCACACTTGATACAGTTCCTTTGTTTGAACTTCCCAAGAAAACATTATTTGTAGCTGCAAAGTTACTAAATCCACCTGCACTATCAGCGATAGGTATATGAGAAACTACATTTCCAGTAATAGAAACTATTCGAGAATTTTTAACACCTGATGCATCTGCGTTTGCACTTCTAATAACATCGTCAACCGATAAGCCTGATGCATCTGATACAGTCATTTGGTGATAAGCTGCTAGTGAAGTTGCAGTCGCAACTGTTGTTCCAGTTGAGAATGGGTCTTGAAGTAAACCAATTCGTCTGAAGTCGTTATCAGTTGGGAAATCTCCACCACCTTCACCGAACTCTAATCTTGAGTTTACGATAACGTGGTTTCCACCCATTTCTTGTATTGGGTCTGCACCGTGTCCGTATTGAGGTGATATTACAACTTTAACTGTTGCACCATTACCACCACCAATTCCTGATAATCCTGTCGTAGTTGTTGCAATTATTATTTGTGCTTCTGTATATCCTGTTCCAAAAGCTGCATTTGTTCCTGTAAATGTAACGTGGGTTACTTTACCACCTGCGATAACAACAGTTGCTTTACCACCTGAACCATTACCGACTACTGCAACTTCGTTATAAGTGTTGTTATTGTAACCTGAACCTTCATTGGTAACAATTGCGTGGTGACAACCACCATTTACTGCACCATTCTCAACGTCCCATTGTGAAGAACCGTCATTTGTTGCAGTTGTTCCTAATGCACCACTAGCACCGTCTACTGTAGCCAATGCACCGATTGTTTTAACTGGGATAAAGTCATTAGTTACGAATTTAATTGTATCTGAGGCAGTTACAGTATACATATATTTCCAAAGGTAACCATACATGGTAGCACCAGTGTCTGAGGTTTCAACTAATGCAGTTGCACTGGTTCCTGTTGGTTTAACAGTTGATGCTACAGTTGTACCACCAGTTGCTCTTCCTGTTCGAATACATTTATAAACATGATACTCATCAGTCATTACATAGAATCTTGATGCGTATAAAGATGTTGCAGAAGTAGAACTAGATGTGTTAGATGCACTAATGTCATGTGCATACTCATCATACTTAACTCCTGAAGTCCAATCGTATCTTGTTAATCCATGTGACACATCAGCAGTACCAACTTTTTTCAATGCAGTCATGTCTGCCCATGCATCAACTTCCTCTGAAGTTCCGTTAACTGGTGTTGGTGGTGAAGTGTCTGTCGGCCACGAATGTGAACGTCCTATAAACACATATGTTGAAGAAGCACTTTCTCCAAAATCTTCTTTGAATTGTTTAGCGTTATGTACTCTAAACTTTTCGGTAATAATTGCTGCCATTTTTCTAATCTCCTCAGATATTTATAATACTATTTATGCATTATTGTTATTTATAACATTAGGCAGACTTAATGTATGCGCTATATGTAATATTTGTTCTTTTTCTTTCTTGGTTTTCAAATTCAGGGATAAACATATTCGGATAATACTCTGTTAAATCCTGCATTCTCAATCCTTCAGGTTTTGAATCCTCTCTCATTAGGAACGAACTACCTGCACTATTGTAATCCGATTCACCGAAAGGTATTCCGTCTTCTAATGCAATGTCATCTCCATGTGTTCCTGAATTGCTTGCAGTTCCATTTTCCTGTTTAAATAGATATGCAATGTTATAAGTCTGTTGACCTGTAATAGTATTTAGTGAACGAAAAGTACTTCCAAAAGGAACATATGAAGTTATTCCAACCTCTGACATATCCTCTTGAATAAAGACTTGTTCTGTTTCAGATACTACTCTATCTCCGTCTTCATAATATAAACCACCACTTTCTAATTCTATACTTCTTTCTGTTGTGAAGTGTGTTATTTCTAAAGTTGTGGTTGCATCTTCTAAACATATTAAATCACTTCCGTCTTCACCTAAAATTCTTTCACCAAACTCTCCTTGATGATATACATTTTCTGCAAGTCTGTCGTCCATTCTTAAATAATTTGGTACAGGTTCGTCTAATATCAAACCACCGTCTTCTAATATTAAGTCTTCTTCAACTGGTGTGTTTATCTGAATAACCTTGCCTTGGTCTCTAGGTCGTTGTTCATTTTCTATGACCAACCAATCATAATCTTTATTTGCAATGTTCAATACTGACATCACGTTGTCTAGTCTTGGTGAACTCTGAGCTCCATATACAGTTGCAAAGGAATTAATAACATTAATGTTCCAATGACGACTTCTCATCATAGAGTCGTACATTTCTGTTCCTTCACCAGTCTGAATACCGTCAACCATTGCGAATGATGATACTGCGTTACCTGTTCTTGGGTCGGTGTTATATGCAGGTTGTCCTGCCTCTCTTAATAAAGCGAATACGTCAAGTGCTGTTATAAAATCTTCGCAGTCAACAGTACTTCCGTCTTCCATTAAGAGACCATGATTATCTTCTAATAATATGTTTTCTGCAATTGTGTATATCTTAGTAGTAGTTCTCTTATATGTAATCGCTCCTTGTTCGGGTGCTTCTTCTAATACTATATTATGTCTCATGTCATAATGCGACAATTCAGAAGTTGGGTTTCCGTCCTCGTCTAATACATATGTTTCATGAGAACTTTCTAACATTATTTCTGAGACATCGTCTCTCAGTAAACTTTCTTCACCTTCTAAAGAAAAATTATATGATGGTTCTGCATTAATAACAATAACAGGTCTGAATGTAGAAGTCATTGCACTGTCTATATTTTTTTGAATCGCAACTTCACCAAATACAATATGGCCTGCAGGGTGAAGTAAGTCTTTTACAATACCTCTCCATTTGTTAATTGACTCTCCGACCTTGACAACGTATGAGTGAGTTTGATATAGTAGACCGTCTTGGATTCTTGATGCGTTTGCGTTAAGTGTTCCATAATCTCCGACTATTTGTTCTTCGATTATACCTTCACCTGCGTACAATCCTCTACCGTCAAAGTTATTTCCCTTTATAGTATAGAATGAATCAGCTGCGTTGAATGTAACTTTCTCGTTGTCATAGAACTGACCGTCTAAATCTCTATAAGTTAGAATGTGTCTATCTGCATCATATGAAACAACTTTTGCAGTAGTTCCTGATAGGGTTCCAGTAATAACCAAATCCCTTAATAGATTGGCACTAGGTGTCTTAATGAGTATATTAAAATATGAACTCGAAGAAACTAAACCATCATAATTAAAGTGATTGCCTTGGTCTGTAATGTTTATTGAACCAACACCACCAATATCATCTGAGTATGCGAATAGTTTTGCACCTGTTCCTGAAGATACATTATGTTGAACAATTGTTCCTGTAACTGCTGATGGATTAGCAGTAATAACTTCACCGACAGCAAAAACACCAGTGTGGGTTGGAAGTCTTTTAATTATAAGTCTATTGTTTTCTGTATCAATACTAGAGATAGTTCCTTTTGCAGTACTCGTACCACCTGTAACAACTTCCCCTGCTGTAAATCCTGAAACATCACTTAAGTAAATATAACCGCCTGGAAAAACTTTTGGTATCTCTGTAAATCTTCCACCGTCTCTCATTAAGATACTTCTTATTCTTCCGTCATCTGAATTATAGTCAACAACACTTCCGTCTTCGTATGTAACTCTGTTGTATTCAGTATAAAGTTCTACTAATTGACCAGCTGTCAATGCAGTTTGGAATGTGACTCTATCATTTTGCCAAGTGTAATCTGTAGTAGGTGTTTTTAATACTCCGTCAACATATACATCTACTGAGTTGTCATTGAATATAATGTAATGACTATTATCGTCTTTGACTCCTGGCCCACCAATAAGTGTTTTACCTGAAGACGGGTTATTAATCATAGCTGCAGTCACAGTAATTTCATAATGTCCAAATACAGACCCACCTTCTAGTAACATTTCATCACCAGTAGAACCAATAATTGCCTCTGCGTTACCACCGACTCCGTCTTCGAAGACAATCATATCTCCTGCTTCGTAATTTATGCCTGGCGTTTCAATCATAATCTCTTTGATTGAACCTTCAGTTAAACCATTAACTTTTGATTTTGTTTCTACTGTATCTGTATCTAATTTAGAACCAGTAATATTGATTAAGTGGTTTAATGAGTATAATGAACCATAAGGATTTGGATTTGTTTCTAATAATAATCCTGCACCGTCTTCTAAAAGCAAATCACCGTCATCATCATGTTGTAGATAAGTTGAAGAACCTGTAATCACGTCTGATATGATACCGTTGACTGTTCCAGTTAGGGTTGTTATACCGTCACGGTCAAGTATTTTAATTGTTGAACCTTCAGTAAAAGTTCCAACATGATTGTTCATAATCTCTAAACTGTATAGTCCAACAGTTGCATTATCAACAAAAACGTTTTCTATAACTGCTTGTGCTTCTATTGTAATTCCAGTAGATGCGTCATATTGGGTTATCTTATCGTTTGCTTCAGGAATACCATTTGGTATGTTAACTCTCATTCTTCTCTGTTGAGAGTATCCTGATTCACTCACATGAATTGTTTCATCAATAGGGTGTCTTATTGTTGCATCTTGTTGATACAATATTCTCATTAAGAATTGTACTGATTCTGCAGTACCTTTTTTCTTATAGAGGTCTTTAATATTTTTTATTGTTAATCGTTTATTTTTTACAGATGCCAAATCGATTGAAGGCATAAAGTCTTGTTGGAAGTAATCTAAGAAATCTTCTGTAGTTTTATCAATATCAGAATAGTCTAGTAGTCTATTACTTGCAAGAATACTATTTTCTTTATAAGATTTAACTACTGCAGTTTGGTTAGATTTTCTTCCTGTAACCGTCTCACTTGATGCGAAACCATTACCTGAAATAGATTTGAGGTATAGTGTATTGCCGTTGATTACCTCAATTTTCGCAACGGACTTACTTGTATTACCGACAAGATACTCTCCTACTTCTAAAGGGTCTGCATCAGCATCAGGGTTATTCGAGGTTCTCTCGTATAAGATTTTTGATGAATCTTCATCGGGCGAAGGCGATACGGTAGCGCTCTCATAGAGAGCACTACCAGTACCATCTTCTAGTTGTAAACTGTCTATATCGCTTTGACTTGAAAGTACTAATACTTCCGCCTCAAGAAACTCAAAATATGCTTTTAGGAATGCTTCAAATGCAGGTGATTCTTCTCGTAAATACTCAGGGAGCAACGATGGAATCCTGTATGAGAGTCTATCCTTAAGATATTTGTCATGCGACATATTAGTTTCCTATACTATTAACTGATTGTTGAACCAGTGTTGGAAAGTATAAACCATTTGCTTCCGTTCCAATACAGAATCGCAGTTTCACCGATAGCATTGAACAATATTGTATCAAAACTAGCTGAAGCTGGACTTGTAATAGTAACAGTCGCAGTATGACCACTTCCATGTACTGAAGAACAATACATGACTTTCAATTGACCAGTATCTGTACCGTTATCAAGTGTAGGTGTGATGTTACCTGAAGCTGCTGAGAGACTGAAATCAGTCGCAAAGGAACTTGCAAGGTTAGTCGCACTTGTTGATACAACAGTAATATCGTCAACTGCTAAGTGAGTTGGGATATTTTCAAATATCTGACCAATGGTCATTTTTTTGTTTACAGGTGTGCCGCCTGGATTGTCCACAATGTGTAACAAATCATCTGCACCGATGTCAGCGTCTGCTACTTGTGTTAATGCACTTATTTTCTTATCTGCCATTTTTGTTTTCTCCTATAAAAACCAAGTTAATGGGATGCTACTCTGAGCATGGAACCTACCATCTCAGACCACCTTATACATAATTAATATGTAGAGGAAGACGTAGATTTAAAACCTACACCTGCACTACTTTCACCACTTGCGATGGTGTCTACTTCACCGACAACCTTAACATCGGAAGTCGAAATATCAATTAAGATACCTCGTGTCGCAACAACATCGTTTCCGTTAGGTATCATGGTGAAGTCAATCGTTGAGTCAACATTAACGGTAGACGTTATGTTAATCGCATTGATTGTAATTAGTCCTGTCGAATAGTCAATTGTTCCTGCAGTACTATTCGTATAAATTCTTGTTGACCCTGAGAGATAATATTCTCTTAAGGTTCCTTTTCCGTCATCATCAAAGTAATGGATATTGGTTGCATCTCCTAATGAGTAGAAACCAGTTGTAGTTGTTATACCACCATTATCTGCGTTATAACCTGCAGTAGGGTTATAGAATCCATTTCCAAATGTGTTAATGTATCCTAGCAATTGGCCAGGCCTAACTTCCATTTTCTTACTAAGTCTTACATTCGTGGTATTACTTAGTATCGCAGAATTAGACTCGTCAATTGCATTAACTAAGTTTGAATGTCTAAACACGGAATCGAAGTTTGTTAGATTTGTTGTATCAAACTTACTAATTGCATTAGACACCACTGTTTCTAATTCTCCTGAAGATAAAGTAGTTGCCCTTTCGTTGTATTTGAAAGTTGTAGATAAAAGAATCTTAATAATTTCTGCATCTACAATTTCAGGTCTTACTGTTAACATATTTAATGCATTTAATCTAGACTTGATTGCAGACTTTTCTGAACCTGAAAGATAATCTGAGTTTAATGGTTTGATTGCAAGGAATACTTTTCCGTATTGTGGTGGGTCATTATCTTCACCACCCCACACTGCAACTGCATCTGCATTTGGATAATACTCTTTAACCTTTGCTTTGTAGTCATTAAGTGTTACCAATCTATTTTGTGAAGTATAGAACTTTGTTGCTTTAAACTTTATTGAATCTATATCTTCTTTCTCTGTACCACCTTGTGCGTTAGAAGTTGTCGTGATAGTAGAATGTGTATAACCATTTACTGCACTTATTTGTGAGAACGTTTTAATACCATTACAATGAACCGTATCAACTATAATGTAGGTTGCAGTAATAACGTCTCCGTCTTTAAGAGCGGCACCTAGTGTTCCGTCACCAAAGTAAATCTCTACGAATCCATCTTCGTTTTCTTGCGTGTAATAAACTTCAGAAGTTGTTTTAATGTCTGATACGTCTGTTGCTTCAGTATATGAAGATGCTATTCCATCTGAGTTAACTGATATTTGTAATTTTGACTTATCAATTCTTGAGTTAGACAGTACAAATTTTGGATTCATTGTTTGACTATCAAATATAAATTGGTCTGTTGCATATGTTCCTTGTACTAAATCAACACTTGCGTAGTTATATGTTGAACCATTCTGAGATGGTTTGACTGTATTAGGAACTACAAAGTTATAGTTAATACCATCAAAATTTGTTTCAAAAATACTTCCTCTTTCCAATTGCATTTCACTAACTGTCGGATAGCTTCCATCTACATTTCTAACGTTATTGATTGCAATGTCCACGATTGCAGCTGCACACTTTTCTGTCGCAGGTACGAATCCTAAATCCTTTGCACGAGACACTACGTTCTTTCTGATTTGGGCAGAATCTAAGAACAGTTCACTACCTGCAATGTTTGTATTTACTGCACCAATATGTGATGCATATGCGAGTAGGTCTACTAGTACCGACATAGTAGAACCTTCAAAGTTATAGTCTTTTAATTTATCTTGACCTTGTAGATATGCTTTTAGATTTTCTCCAATATCATCAAAGTCTAAATCGGTAACGTTTATTTGTGAACTCTTAATTGCCATTTTATCTTGCCCTTGTTAATGTCATTTCTATTGCTTGGTTAGCAACACCGTTTTTAATTGAATAGTGTACTTGTAGACTTACTTCATTTCTATCTACTCCATTGATACTCACCCTGACTCTATGGATTCTTGGTTCAAATGTAGTTAACATGGAAACAAGTCTCTGTTTTACTTTTCTAATTCTTCTATCTGAAGTTAGTTCAAAAAGCAATTCTCTTATTGACCCACCAAAGTTTGGTTTGAATGGTCTTTCATAATGATTAGTTAATATAATGTTCTTAACAGCCCTTTTTACTGCTTCTGCATCGGTTCTCACAACAACATCGCCAGTCTGAGGGTGTTTTTTAAAAAGCAAGTCTAAATCTGCATATGCTTTTTCTGAGATTGCAGTCTGTTTACTAGTATTGGTTATATCTATTGCCATATATCTATTTATACTTCTCCTACAACTAAATTAAATCTTAATTATAGAAACAGACGCTCCTTCTATCGGTGCTGTATCAAATGTTACCGTGTTGCCAAAAATTGTTACTCCACTTCCGTGTTCGTATTCAGTGACAAGTGGATCGCCTGCGTTAGGTTGCCCTTCAGGAATTTTTCCTGCTGTTACAAATGCGTGAACTGTTCCTGTTCCACTACTAACAGAATATTCTGTTTCTTCTCCATCTCCTGTTGCAAATGAACTTCCCTCGTCACTTGAAAGGTACGGGACTCCATCCAAAACCACAGTGTTATCTGAAATAGGTTTAGTGTCTTTCTTAGTTTCTACTACAACTGCAGTTATAACACCTGCAATCGCTGGAATTTTTAAATCAATACTCATAGGCATACCGATTAGTTTTAGGAAGTCACACCATGTTAGGAACATTATCTCAAAAATTGAACCCAGTCCTATTGCACTAAGAAACTTCTTAACTATCTTAACCCAATCAAACATTATCTTCTTATGCCAATTCATTTTGAAGTCTTCTAGTGCTAAAAGGATTTCTGAAATTTCTTCTTCGATTGAGGCCGTAGTCGATTCTATATCAACACCTAAAATATCTTTTATACTAAAACCAAAAATACTGAGTCCTAGTACCTTTTCTCTAATTAGACTTCTAAACTTGCCACCTTCTTCTAATAACTTATTTTCTAAATCCTTTTTCTCTAGTCGTAATTCCTCTAACTCTTCCAATTTTTTAAAATAATCTTCATCAGATATATCAGGGTCTGCTAATTCCTCTTTTAGTTTATCCATTTTATCATTTAGTTTACCAATATCTGTTTGTAAACTTTCTTTTAGTTCTTCCCACTCGTCTTTTAGAGTCTGTATAGCAGAGTTTACTATTTTCGCAATATCCATACTCATAATGTCGGTCAGAAGTTGAATAGGTGTATCAGGTAAACCTAACAGTTTCCAAATTTTATCAAAGATACCGATTAATTCTTGGAAAATTGCCATCATCGTATTCTGCACATACTTCTTAATTTGAGTTTTGATGTAGTTGTAAATTATCTTTGCCTTTGCCTTATTATCAACTACACCATACTCACCATCAAATTGTCTGAACTCTTCGGGAACCAGTTGCCAAAATTTATCAATAAATTTATCTTTTAGTTCAGAGATGTCACCAATATCTCCCATTAAGGCTTTCTTCTTTTCAGCTAATGCTTCCAACTCTTCCGTTTTCTTTATATGGTCTTCCATACTAATGTCGGGGTCTGCTAATTCTTCTACTAGTTTGTCTATCTCCTCACTAATCTTTTTTATTTCTTTGAACTTCTCTGCTATTTCTAAATCAAAACTCTTACCTGAAATTTGGTCTATCAACTCTTGTTTATACGCAGGAGAGGTAATCAGTTTTAGGATATCAATCTGTATTCCCAAAATTGGAACTGAAAAATTAAAGGGAACTATAGAAGAAATGATTTCTGCAATCTTTGTGGGAATGTATGTGTGAAACTCTTGAAGTAATTCTTCAAAGGCATCTCGTGCCTCTTTTTGCCAGTCACGATTTGGGCCTTCTTTATTCCAATATGGAGATAGTATATCTGCAAGTGTATCAACAAACTCTTCAACAGTTTCTGAAACCTCATTAACCTGTTCTTGTATTACACCTTCGATTTGAGTCTTGATAAAATTTTCTTTATCATCTATCTCTTCTAATATTGCAGCTGTTTCTTCTTCTGTTAAGTCGGGGTCTTTTAATTTCTCGTATAAGTCTGCAATTTCCTTTTTCCTTTCTGCCTTCATCTCTAGGACTTTTCCCTGCATTTGGCCAGGGATTGCAGCCATTTTATTAAATGCGTTTACGATTTCGTCTTTTGTGGGTAAGGAAAATATATCCCCTTCAGGACACGCTAGTGCTGAGGGAATTTCTGCCTCTACGGGTTTAACTTCACTTGTTTCAGTCATAATTATGAGTTCGGTTTAAATTCAGGTGCTAAGACCTTCACGTGCTCTGCAGCTGATAAGGTTAGTTTTTTACCAACTTCAATGTCAAGATTTCCATTTATATCAATCTTACCGTCACTAAGAGATTTGAGTTCTAGTTTTCCTATGGTTTCAATTTTTGCATCACCAAGAACTTTAATCTCAACCTTTCCACCAATAAACACTTCTTCGTTTCTACAAATAATAGTGTAGTTGTCATTAACAACTCTAGTTACCTGAGAACCATCAGGGTGAATCTCCTGAAAGGTTCCTGACCTATGTGCTATTGCAAGTCTTTCAGCACCCATTGTATCGTCCATTTCTAAAACATGACCCGACTCTGACTGTAAAACTTTGTTGTAAGGGTAGACTGGTTTTGCAGGAGATTTTATTTCCTTTTTACTAAGAAGTCTATCTTTTGGTATGGTTCTTTCTTTCAATAATTCAGCAATATCAACTTCATCATCACTTCCAGCAAGTTTAGCTAAATCTGACTTGTCCGTGTATAAAGGATAAAAGGGTAAATTATCTTCAGTTATTTCAGTGTCCGTTATTGTAGAACCTACTCCTGTATATTTAATATCCAAAGTGAATAATGGTCGTGGGGTATCGTCTGCAAGTAGTCCTACTCCAGCAGTAAGACCAAAGTTCCTTTTACTAGCGTGGTCTGGCTCTGCCCCATCGGGTGTTCCGTCATAAGTTGTGTCTGCAGATGCAATTCCCGTTATACCACCAACGGTCATTTCCTTATCCCCATGTGTAGTTAACCGTCTTGGGTCATTGAACCCCTTTTCAACCTGTCTTTTGATTTTTTTACCAAGTGCATCTATTTTGTAACCACCTGCAGGTATTCCTGCAGTAGAACCAATGACCACTGGTTGTTGACATTTTTTTCCGTCTCTAAAAAATAGAATTACCGTAGACCCTTCTACGAGTCCGTGTTGAGTTCCGAATCCTGATAACCCTGCAGAAGTTGTTGGTAACATAACTTGAGCCCATGGCAAGTCAGGTGATGCAATTTTCTGTTTATCATCTGTATGGATTCCATGTACACGAACACGAACTCTACCAACCTTTAAAGGGTCTTGTCTATCTTCAACTATTCCGTAATATATTTCCATGTTAGTCCGCCTCATAGCTGCCATCAGATTTCTCAATAAGAGTTTCTATTTCTTCTAATGTAATTTCTTTTGCAAAACTTTCTTTAATACATTCTAATTGTAGAGACCCGTAAAATCCAGGCACTTGAAGATTACCAGTAAGACATGAATCTACAACTAAGTACCTATTATCATTTATTGGATCTGTATTGTCCTCACCTCTTGTTACTTCAGGTTCGGGGATATTCATTTTAATAACATCACCTGCTGATATATCAGTTCTTATTGGTAAAATTACAACGACTCTATGTTGTTTCATTATTTCTTTCAATGCAATTCTTTCTAATTTAGAATTGTCTTTAATCTTATTTCCTTTAAATGCTTCACTAGATTCGAATGTGTTGTTATCAAAATCATGATTAGTATTGTAATCATAGGTAACTAAAGAGTCAGGTATTTTGTTGGGATATTGCATTCCTGCATAGTTAAGTTCTTTTACTGGTGGGCTCGCCATTTCCTGCCAATCGATGTCTCCTGTTGTACGTGCTAAAAATATACTTTTTTCACTTTCATCAGTTCTTATTAAAGGAACTGCATCTTCTGAAACATGACTACCATCTTTTCTATTGAAGGTTTCTAATATATCATATATATTAACCGATTCTATTTTTGTAATTGGGTCATATACTTTCTGAGTTGATGCATAAGCACCTGCAACTGTTCCTCTTAAGGTATCAAAAAGTTGAGGTTTATCTATAGTTAATATTTGTAAATCTTTTGTTCCACCCACTGTATCAACTTCTCCTGCACCAACTTCCAGACCAAGTTCCTTTACCACTTTGGCCTCTTCTCTCTCTTTACTTTCGACTCCTGCTGTTCCACACATACTTGATAAAGATTGCCATTTAAAGTTATCTCTAAATGTTTGATAAAGAAACATTGAGTTTCTCCATGAACCTGATTTATTATCAGCATTCTCAGTAACCCAATCTAAAAAAGTGTCTGCTCTCCAATTAGGAATTACAAATTGGTTGTTTTCTGATTTTGTATGTTCAAAGTGACCAAAAAATTTTTCTTTCCCTTCAGGGCTTATGCCATTAAACCATGCCTGCCCATTTCCCTGTCCCATATCCCAAAAAGCTGCCGACATCATCTCAGTATAAGAACCCCTGTAGACCTTACTGAGTCTAGTTGTATTTGCTACAAACATCAGTGGGTCGCATAACTTCATTTCATATGTTTGAGTACCTGCTCTAGGTCTTTGTACGTTGTTGAGTTTATATACTCTAAATATCTTCTCAAGTTCTTGGTCTATTTCATCTCTTTCAGTGCTTATATGAACACGAATATGTTCTTGTCCAGTAAAACGATAATTTTTTATTAGGTTTACACTATCTATAAGAGTTATATCTCCTGTAACAAATTTAGAATTAATACTTTCATACAGACTGAACCCTGCTGTAATTGACTGTATATCAATCGACTTACCGTCACCATTTACTAAGTGAACGGCTTTTAAATTGAAAGCTTGGTGTGGTGTTGTTACGTCTCCCTCAGGCAACTCGACTGGTGTTGTAGAAACTTCTGTCATGATATAACCCTATTCCTAACCATTACTCATTAATCTTTCAAACTCTCTTAATACAGAAGTTATTTTTGAAGGAGAAATAATTTTAATTAATCTTTTCTTCTCATTCTCTTCATATTCTTCAGTATAATATGTAACTGGGCTCCACCCCGAACCACCATAAGTTCGCCTGTTTCCTGTTGAGTCAACGTAATGGTGGACTCCGTCTTTTGCATCTGAAACTGAATCTACTGTAAAAGAAAGATTAGTTCCATCAATGATTTCTTGTTGCCACTGTTCGAATGCAGTCCTATCGTCAGGTATCTCTTCATTTTCTAACTTTGCAGTAGAAAGCTTTGTACTAGAAACCATAACGTCAGTTGCTTCAATAATATCACCTTGAACAACTAAACGATTGAATGTTGGGTCAACAGATTGCACACTTACTTCTTTAGTTCCTGATGTAAGTGTCTCTCCGATTAGAATCTTGTTGTCGTGTTTCCAACCGAGAGGATTACTACTGTTAACCAGTTTAGTGTCATAGGTAGGTGTTGTAACTATATCACTAGAATTTACTACAATTAGATTTTGTCCTTGATACTTTTCTGCGATATAATTTTCAAAAACCTCGAAGTCCATAAACCAGTCATAGTAATTCTCAAAGTCATTAACTAAAAAGAAAGTCCAATGTAAATCACCGTCACCATATAGTTTACTTGCAACCACATCAGGTCGGTCTCCTTCCATGACTTCATAAGTTTGATATTCAACTATTGAGTTAAGAGCTGAAGATTCTACTTTTGCTTTGCGAAAGAAATCTTTAATCCTAACAACTTTTCCTGTATTAAGGGTGTACTGTAAAGTAGGGAAATTTTTAAATAATTGAGTAGCCATTTTATACGTTTGCCTCTGGATTTACACTATCCATACCACCTATGTCTTTACCATAAGCTGATATCCTTTGATAACTCTCTTGAGTTAATAG